AGTGGTCTTAAGTATGCTGCTTCTACCATCATTCATCTCTCAAAGAAAAAGGAGAAAGATGGTACAGAAGTCATTGGAAATATTATCAAGGCAAAGACTGCTAAGTCACGTTTGAGTAAGGAGAATCAGGACGTTGAAATCCGTCTATTTTATGATGAGCGCGGTCTTGATCGTTATTATGGTCTTTTGGAACTCGGGGAACTCGGCGGACTCTGGAAGAATGTTGCGGGTCGTTATGAGATGGATGGTAAGAAACTCTATGCAAAAGAGATTCTTAAAAATCCAGAAAAATATTTCACTGAAGAAGTAATGCAAGCACTTGATGAAACTGCACGAAAAGAATTTAGTTATGGTGCATGAGGAACATTAAAATTATTGAAACTGGTGTTGACGTATCAAAAATCATAGAACAACTTGAGAAATATCCTGAAGATTGGGGTTCTCAAAAAAATATTGAAAATACTAAACAGCAGGATCCAACAAAATACACAACAACTGTTGATGTTCTTCAATTGATCATGGGGGGTATTACTAAAGAAGGTGAATATGTTGGGAATACTGAAATCTGTAATAAAACACCAGCATATGAGCATCATACTGAGGTTCTTAAATTTGTGTTTGATAGGTTTAAGAAATTGAGACGATGTGCCTTTTTATCTCTTCCTGTTGGACAGATAGTTGGAACTCATATTGATGAGGGAACCTACTATCTTACAAAAGATAGATATCATCTTTCAATTCAAGGAAAATATGAGTATACTGTTGGTGATGAAGTTGTGATTATTGAACCAGGAACATTTTTTTGGTTTAATAATAAACTTCCACACAAAGCAGTGAATATTGGTGATAATGTTAGAATTACATTTGTATTTGACATACCTCATCATAAGAAAAATTTATAGTTAAAATAATGGAAAGACTTGAACTTACGATTCTCCGAAACCTTGTATACAATGAAGATTATTCCAGAAAAGTTATACCTTTTATACAACCCGAATATTTTGAGCAAAGGTCTGAAAGAGTAGTCTTTGAGGAAATCGTTCAGTTTATTGTCAAATATAATTCTGCAATTACCAAAGAGGCACTTGGTATTGAGATTGAGAATCGGACTGATTTAACCGAGACTGATGTTAAAGATATTCGTGAAGTATGTAAAACACTTAACGATTCAGTAGTGGAGAAGCAATGGTTGCTAGATACTACTGAGAAGTGGTGTCGTGACCGAGCAATTTATCTTGCTCTGATGGAATCAATTCATATTGCAGATGGTAATGATGGAAAGAAGAATCGGGATGCAATTCCAAGTATTCTTTCTGATGCCCTAGCAGTATCGTTTGATAATAACATCGGACATGACTATCTTCAGAATTATGAGGAGCGTTATGAGTTTTATCACCGCAAAGAAGATAAGATCGAGTTTGATCTGGAATATTTCAACAAAATCACAAAAGGTGGTTTACCTAATAAGACTCTCAATATTGCTCTCGCTGGAACCGGAGTCGGTAAGTCCCTCTTTATGTGCCATGTTGCTAGTTCCGCGTTGTTACAAGGTAGGAACGTACTCTATATCACTCTTGAGATGGCGGAGGAGCGAATTGCAGAAAGAATTGATGCAAACCTTCTCAATGTCCCGATTCAGCAATTGGTTGATTTGCCGCGCCAAATGTTTGAAACCAAAGTAAATAGTATCGCAAAGAAGACACAAGGTTCTTTAGTTATTAAAGAATACCCAACTGCTTCGGCACACTCTGGTCATTTTAAGGCACTGTTAAATGAACTTGCTCTCAAGAAATCATTTAGACCTGATATTATTTTCATTGACTACCTTAATATTTGTGCTTCCTCTAGGCATAAAGCAAATAGCTCTGTAAATTCTTATTCGTATATCAAGTCAATTGCAGAGGAACTTCGCGGTTTGGCAGTGGAATTCAATGTTCCCATTGTCTCTGCTACCCAGACTACCCGCAGTGGTTATGGCAACTCTGATGTTGAACTTACTGATACTAGTGAGTCCTTTGGTCTCCCTGCTACTGCTGATCTTATGTTTGCCCTTATTAGCACTGAAGAGTTGGAGGGGTTGGGACAAATTATGGTTAAACAATTAAAAAATAGGTATAATGATCCAACAATCTTTAAACGTTTTGCGATTGGGATTGACCGTGCCAAAATGAGACTTTATGATGTTGAGCAATCTGCACAGAAAGACATAGTTGACAGTGGACAAGAAGAGGAGTATAATTATGAAGAAAGGAAACCAAAAAAATCATTTGAGGGATTTAAATTTTAATGATTAAAGTATTTACCGAAGATTGGTTGGAAAGTACTAAAATAAACAATCCAAACTTTGAAATTCTTAATTTGGGTCCTATTGAGGTGTTAATTGCAAAAGATTTTTTAAAATATCCTGATAAATTAGTTGAACTAGCCCAAAGTTTTAAATTTTTTGAATCAATTCAATTAAATAATGCCAGACCAGGAAAAACTTTTGATTTTGGAGGAAATATTTACGGATATTCTGATCCATTTAAAAACGCGGTATCTTTAGCACTTGGCACAAATACATGTGAAGTGAGAAGTATGTATTTCAATTGTTTCAATGGAAATATGAAAACTAGGATGCATTATCCACATGTAGATTCTCAAGCAATAACTTCTCAACAATCATATAGAGAAGCAACAAATATTGTTGGAAATATCGGATTGACAAAAGATATTAAAGGTGGGACGGGATTTTGGTCATACAAAGGAAAAATTAATACCATTGATATGACAATCGATGAATTAAATGATATTGAAAATTTTTGGAAAAAACTACAATATGATAAACCAAAAAAAATCCATAGACTTAATACATTTGGAATTAATACCTATGATTGGCAACAAATAAAAGATGAGGGTCCATGGAAACTTGAATGTGTAGCACCATTAGAATATAATACATATGTTTTGTATTCTCCATTTTTAATTCACAATCCATATATAGAAACTGATTGGAATATTGATACTGATCGTTTATCACTTGCTACATTTTTTAAAGTGCATCCATCCAATTTAATGCCAAATAATGGCAATGATAAAATTTCCAAAATATGGAATATGTTTAGGTTAAATTCTCTGTACAATTTCGAAATTTAAAAAAATATGGCCACTATTGATTCTAACAAATATATTGAGTTTGTTCGTCAAACCACTAGCCCTGCAAGTAGTGAATATCCAAAACTTGTTGAGCGTTTGAATGAACTGGAAGGGCAAGATGCTAATGTTTCTCGTCTATTAACTGCTGCTTTTGGTATGAGTGCCGAAGCAGGTGAGTTTACTGAAGTAGTCAAAAAGATTTTTCTTCAAGGTAAACCTTATAATCAAGAAAATGTCTTTCATATGAAGCGTGAACTTGGAGATCTGTGCTGGTATCTTGCACAAGCATGTATGGCTCTGGACACCAACTTTGATGAGATTCTTCAAATGAATTATGAAAAACTAAGTGCTCGTTATCCAGAAGGTGCTTTTGATGTTTATCGTTCTGAAAATCGTGTTGAGGGAGATCTGTGACTAAAGAAAACCAAGTAACAATTAAAATGGATGTTCGTTCTGCAGCAGCAGTCCGACAACTTCTTTTTGAACATCAAAAAGGTTATACTTACGATGAAACTTCTGTTCCTCCTCGTATTACTGATATTCGTTCAGTAATCTTAGATCTAGATGAAAAGATTGGTACTATTGTGGGTCAGGAATAAATATTTCAAAAAATATGTCTATTCTTGGAAAAAGAAAGGGAAGACCAATAAGTAGAATTCAATTTAATGCAATTCTTAAAAGATTTATAGTTTTCTTAAAGAGGGAATTAAATTTAACTATTGATATTCCCCATATTCTTATTGATGATGTCGATTTTTCAAAGAAAAATATGGCATTTGGTATGATGGATGGTGATGGGATAATTTACATTAGTATTATTAACCGCCATCCAATGGATATTTTAAGAACTCTTACTCATGAGTATGTACATTACAAGCAATCTATTAAAGGTAAAGTACTTAAATCGAATCCTGGCAGTCCTTCAGAAAATGAAGCAAATGCAAAAGCGGGAGAAATTATGAGGAAGTATGGAAAACTTCATCCGGAATTATTTGATCTAATGTCGATTAGGTGATATAATTCTTTTATTGGGGAATTAGCTCAGTTGGTAGTAGCGCATCCTTTGCAAGGATGAAGTCATCGGTTCGAGCCCGATATTTTCCACTTTTTAAACTGGCACAAGGTGTGATGGCAGATCTAGGATTGTCCATTATCATACTGGCATGACCAAAAAACCTCAAATGAAAAACACACACCTCGAACACCCCGAAGATTCCATTTTGACTGGTGATCTGTCAGTACTGGATTGGTTTGCGACTCCTGGACACCTTTCTGTGAAGATTGATGGTGCTCCTGCTATTGTCTGGGGAATTAATCCTGCTAATGGAAACTTTTTTGTTGGTACTAAGAGTGTCTTTAATAAAGTAAAAATTAAGATAAATCATACTCATGAAGAAATTGACATGAATCATGAAGGTAAAGTTGCAGATATTCTTCATGCATGTTTTAATCATTTGCCTTATACAGAATATATCAATCAGGGTGATTTTATTGGGTTTGGTGGACTTTCTGAATATACTCCCAACATCATCACTTACAAGTTTCCAGAATTAGTTTCTCAAAAGATTATTATTGCCCCTCATACTTGTTATTATGCTGAGAATGATCTTCGTGATGCAGTAGCGATGCCTGACCGTGCAGTTTGGTATGATACTGAGCATGTTAAGTTTGTGAAACCTGAAGCATCCATTGTGTCTGGTGCTGATCATTTTGAAGACCTTGAAGAGATTTGTGAATTTGCCAAATGTATCTCTGGTGCTGTACAGTTTGCCACTCCCAAAGAGTCTGTACAACTGAAGAAAGATCTCAATGCTTGTATTCGTGAAGGTAGGGAGATTAATCCTGATGACTTTGAAAACAAGAATTTGATTAATTTCTGGAACTTGGTAAAGTCTATTAAGGAAGATGCTTTATACCTCTGCCGTAACAATGGCCCTGAGGCATATATTGGTGAAAATCAAATTGATGCTGAAGGTTATGTGATGACGAATGACTATGGTATGTTTAAGTTGGTGAATCGTGAAGTCTTTTCTCATGCTAATTTCACAATTCAAAAGAACTGGTAGTCATAAATATAAGTATATTTTAATAATTATGAGTATTTTGATCCCGGAAAATTGGAATAGGAAATGAAAAGTTTTTCAAAATTTATAACCGAAGCAACGAGTAAAGCAGTTCAACAGGCAACTCGTATGGGTCTTGTCACGGATGGGCATGGTGGATGGTATGATAGGGCAACTGGAGAATTTACTGCCAAAACTTTTCAAGGCCAATTGAAGTTTTACAATAAGCGCCAAATAATTGGTGGAAAAGATCCTAAGCAAACTGAACAAGAAAAGAATCTGTCGCAAACATCTTATTCACAACCTGCTCCTCAACAACAAGTACAAGTACAAGAACCAGTTCCACAAGATCAAGTTCCTGTAGATCAGCAACAAGTGCAAGAACCACTTCCACAAGAACCATTTACTCCACCACCAGTTGAAAAAACTTTGGGAACTTTGACAATTGCTTTTGGTCGTTTTAATCCACCAACAATAGGACATCTTCAATTGATGGATACTGCGGCCGCAGCAGCAGAACAAGATCAGAGTGACTATATTATTGTTCCTTCCAGAACTCAGGATGCAAAGAAAAATCCTTTGGATGCTGATACAAAAATTTTCTATATGAGAAAAATGTTCCCTCAGCATAGTGAGAGAATTTATAATGATGTAAATATGAGAACTATTTTTGATGTTCTTAAGAAAGCATACAATGATGGATATTCAAGTGTAAGAATTGTTGGCGGATCTGATAGAGTTAAAGAATTTGATAAATTGGCAAATAATTATAATGGTAATCTTTATCAATTTGATAATATTGAAGTAATTTCTTCTGGTGATAGAGATCCTGATTCTGATGGTGTGGAAGGAGTTTCTGCATCAAGAATGAGACTTGCTGCTGCAGAAGGAGATTTTAAGACTTTCCGTGTTGGTCTTCCTCCAGAAGTTTCAAGAAAAGATGCAATGGAACTTTTTGATGTTCTTCGTCAATCCATGGGAATTCAAGAAATCCAACAAGAAGGATATGATGTTTGGGAAATTGCCCCTAAATTTGATGCAAATTCTCTTCGTGAAAATTATATTTCTGAAAAGATTTTCCAAATCGGACAATTAGTTGAAAATCTTAATACAGGTCTTGTTGGGCGCATTATTCGCAGAGGAACTAATTATCTAATTTGTGTTACTGAAAGTGGAATAATGTTCAAATCATGGATTAAGGATATGATGGAAACTAAGAAATATACTGAAGTTACCATGGACAGAAAAATGAGAATGCCAGGAAAAAGAAATACATTAGTTGGAACAACTGGATATTTTTTAAATGCATCTGAACAAACTCCAGGTGCTATTGGTACTAATAGTGAGTACTTACAAAAAGGTGGAAAAGCATATGGTATTAATTTCATAAATAGATTTAGAAAAAAGTAAGTATTAAATCTTCCAATGACTACTAAAATTTTTGAGGAACTTCCTTCCAGAGATAATAGACCTACTCCATCTTCTGGTGGAGTCGAAAGACCTGGGCCTACTAATATGAAGGAAAAAATGGAGAAAAGAGTTCGTCAAGCAGTTTATGATATTCGTTATCGTGCAAGAAGAGAAGGTATCGATATTAAGCAAGCATTTGCGGATTATATAAGGGGTATTAGAAATAGACCTGGGCAATCAACTCTGAACGGTCAAGAACTAAATATGGTAAAGGCAAAACTTTTTGGCGGAACCATGGCAGAAGATTATAATATTGAAGAGTTTGCATCAAATTCTGTTGCAAAAGCACTCTTTAAAGTTTTTGTTGAAGGTGTAAAGGAAGAAACTGTTCTTGGTGAAGAATATCTCCAAGAACTTAAAAATTTACCTGATAAAAAGTATAAAGTACGAGTAACTGATAAAAACGGAACTTCTTATGTTCGTTATGCAACTCGTGATAAAATTAGTGATCTTCGTGCAAATCCAAATATTGAATCAGTCGAAATGACTGAATATGGTGAACCTTATGAAGGCGAGAGAAACAAGGGCGAGCAAACAGCAAAATCAAAACGTGGTGATAATGATGGAAATCTTGCAAATAATTACCCACCATATGATAAAGTAACTAGAGGAGATGTGATTGCTGGTGCTCGTGGTGAAGATCAAATGGGCGGCAAAAGAAAAGTAAAAGAAGATTTTGATTTTATTGAAGAAGATTTTATCGAAGAAAAAAAAAATTCTAAAAAGGAAAGAAAATTTGATGTAATGCGTGGTAATAAAAAAAATACTGATCGAATTACACTTTTTCCAGAAGTAGGTAAAGCATACAACGAAGGATTTTTACCAGAAGATGCAGTAAGCATTGCTCAACGAGAATTTATGGCAATGGTTCATGAATATAAAAAAGGAAAAATGCCGAATGCTTCTCCTGAAGTTAAAAAGGCTGCAAAAGAAATGAGTGATAAGGAAGCAGAAAAGTTTGCTTCCACCAAGCATGAAGGTCTTCCTCAACATGTTAAGAAGGAAGTTCAAAAAGAAGAAACTGCTTGCGATTCTTCGAAACTACAGAGAGATACTAGAGGAGATTATGCCAAAAAGGAAGTACTCAAAAATAAAATAAGATCTGGATTAGGTATTAAAAATCCAATTGTTATTACTTCAGATGAAGAAGATGTTAAAGAGGGTGCTGGATTGAGTGTTGGAATTTCTAAAATTGCTGGCAATCTTTTATCAAATCCAAGAACTTCTCCAGAACAAGGAGCAAAAAATTTCCAAAAAAATCTTGCAGATCCAGTTGGTTATGCAATAAAAGGAGCAGCTCGTTCTGTACTTCAACCAGCAAATATGTCTCCAGAGGCACAGAAAGCAAGAAAAGATAAGTATAGACCTGAAGAAGTTGAATTTGAAGGTGAAATGATTGATGAGAGAAGAAGAGAAGATAAAGGCACTCCAAGAAAACCCCGTGATCGTGCCGTAGAATTTGTAAGGTCGCAAAATAAATTAGGAAAGATGACTAGAAGTGGTGGTACTATTGCTGATCATGAAGAAAGAAGAGGTGTAAAAAAAGATAGAACCAGTGAAGTTAAACCAGAATCACCAACAAATCCACCTGCTGAAAAACTTGCTACAAAAAAAGCACAAACAGCAGCGGCACAGAAAGCAGCACAGGATATGTACAAACCAAGAGCAGGTGAATCTGATTGAATTAAATCCTAAATAAGACAGGATACTCTTCACACGAGGTTATTATGTCGGCACTAATCGCATGGGCAATCGCTAACCAAGCACTTATCGCAACTGTTCTTTTTGCAGTTTCAGAAGCACTTGGAGCAAACCCAAAGGTAAAATCAAACGGTATTCTTTCATTGATTCTTTTACAAGTTCAAGGACAATTAAAAGCAAAGGGTGCTAAAGATTTAACTCCCTGAGTTTTTAACTCTAAATTATAAAGGAGACCGAAAGTAAAGGTCTCCTTTTTTTATAAATATCAATAGAAAAAGAATTATAGGTAAAAAACATGTCACTTTGGGGCATTTCAACAAACGCTGAGACTGCTGCTAATAATTATGCTATTCCCAAGTATTTGGGTAAGTATTCTTCTGCAAATGCGGTTTTTGAAGCAACTGATAGAAGTAGAAGTCCTTATAATTGTTTTGCGGATAATCGTGGATGGATTCAAAGACATTATAAGTCTACACAACATTCTGGAATTTCTACTCGCTATTGGGATTCTATTCTAGTTCAAGTTTCTGGTTTAAACACTGCAGGTTCTGGGTCAACCACAGTTGGATTAGGAACTGCTACCCCAATTGCAGTCTTCTTTGAAGATCCAAACCTTGCATCACCGATTAGTATTGGTGCTGGTGGAACTACTGGTATTTCTACAAATACTGTTGGTTATATTCATGTCGTCTGGAACGAAGCAGTTTATTGTAGTGCTGGCGCAACTGTTCTTATTAATCAATCTACTGGTGCAAACATTGTTGCTACTGCTGCTTCTGCTGGGGTTCCAGTTCAGGTTAATGTTCCTGGAATTGGGCAAACTGTAATCACTTTTAACGGACAAGTAACCAACAGAGTTGCTTTTGCATTCACTGCACCTTCAACTGGTATTGGAACTGTTCTAAGAATTGCTACAGCAAACGGAGTAGTCGGAACAATTACTGATTTCTCTGGCGGAGCAGCAGTAGATAAAGTTATTAGTGGTTTAGTTAAAAATGTTGCTGGTGCTGGAACAACTTCTGGGGTTGGAATTGGAACTACTACTTTGACAATTAAAGCATAATATGATATGAGATTTGATGAGTTGAATGAAAGCAATTATTTGCTTTTCGCCATAAAATTCTATGATAATCCTCAAGCAGTCACTAGAGAAGATTTTGATGAAGATTTGAAGAGAATTAGATATATTAAAAAATTGTTGAAAAGATATAAAAACACAGGTGAACTTAAGACGCATTTAATCTTAAATCATCTGACTGTTTTATTCAATGTTTTCAATGATGCTACTGTTCCTTTACTTTTTTATAATTTAGATAAGGAACTTTGGCCATCTATAAAAAGTTTTTTAATATTTTTGAATAGATTGCCAGAATATCCTAAAACTGAGATTAATGATATAGATCAAGATTATGAATGTTTATCACAATTGGAGTTAATCTGATGGATATCAATAAGATAATTTCTATTGTAAGAAATCTTAAAGAAGATGGAATGGTTTCTGGTGCCGCAATAACAAATTCTTTAGGGAAACCTGGAGAAGGAAAGATTGCTGGTACAGTACAAGCAGGTGACAATCCACCAGTAAATAAAAATAAATACATTTATGGAACAGGATTCCGTAGAAATTGGTTGCAAAAAAGAAATCCTCTGCAATAATCAGAACAATGTTCCCACCATCATCTACCGAAACAAAAATAGCAATACTTGAAGAACGTATTACTGCATATGAGCAGATGATGGAAAGGATTGATACAGCAATCCAAAAGATAGGAGAGACAAGTCAGAACATTAGTCAAATGCTTGCTGTTCATAATGAAAAGATTGAACAGTGTAATAGAACAGACAATATAATTGTCAATATGATTGAAGACATTAAAAAATCTTCAAAAGAACAACATGATGAAATTAGTAGAAAACTTGGAGAAAGAATAGATAAGGTAGAAGAAAAAGTAGAAGGCATTTCTAAATTCAGGTGGCAAGTATTGGGTGGTCTAGCAGTAATTGCCATTTTTGTTAAATTTGTTCCACCTATAATGTCTTTCTTGACACCTCATCAAGATAACGGTAGAATGGAGAGAACAAAATAAAGCACCCTTCATAATGGATTTGATTGATTCCAAGTACATTGGACTTGTATCTTCGCGTCTTCAAAAATTCAAAAGGGTTAAGTCGGACTTATACACGTTCCGTTGCCCAATTTGTGGAGATTCTCAAAAAAACAAAAATAAGACAAGGGGATACATTTACCCGGTCAAAAATAATACAAACTTTAAGTGCCACAATTGTGGAGCAAGTTTATCGTTTAATAACTTTCTTAAACAGATAGATCCAACTCTTCATAAGCAATATACGATGGAGAAGTTTAAGGAAGGGCATACTGGTAGAAACTTTGTAGTTGAGGAACCAAAATTTGAGTTTAAAAAACCCATTTTTAAAAAACGACTAGACTTGCCAAAGGCATCTGAGGATCTTATTGCCAAACAGTATCTTGAGAAAAGACTTTTAAATCCAGAAAAGTTTTATTTTGCTGACAAATTTCAGGAATGGACTAATACTCAAAAACCCACATTTAGTAGGATTGTAAGAGATGAAAGTCGTATAGTCATACCTCTATACACTAGAGAAGGTGAAATCTTTGGATTCCAAGGTAGATCCTTAGTACCTAGCAGTGTTAAATATATCACAGTGATTTTGGATGAAAGTATCCCTAAAGTTTATGGGTTAAACGAGGTAAAAACAGATGAAACAATTTATGTTACAGAAGGTCCGTTTGATTCAACGTTTGTCAAAAATGCCATCGCAATGTGTGGATCAGATATTTTACTCGATAGTCTTAATTTGGGTGACGATATTGTGTACGTTTTGGATAATGAACCCCGCAATAAGGAAATCTGCAATAGGATCTCCAAACTCATCGACGGAGGTAAAAAAGTAGTTATTTGGCCAAAAGCAGTTCAGCAAAAGGATATTAACGATATGGTGCTCGCTGGACTTTCAGTTATGGATGTGTTAAAATCAAATACATACAGAGCACTAGAAGCAAAAATTAAATTCAATGAGTGGAAGAAAGTATGAGTAACGGGACTAAGGTAGTAAAACGATCTGGAAACACTGAGAATCTAGATCTGAATAAAATTCATGTTATGGT